CGATACCGTTAGCCATATCTGATGCTTTACGCTTAAATTTGCGTTCCCACAAAATGATTACCATCAGGTTTGTGACTAGCTCTATAGGGCCGTCACCTAAATCTAGGCGTAAATGCAGTTTCACTTTTCTCCTCTGTCGGTTAAGGATTATTGAAAATTAGGGTGTGATATCCCTAACAAATGTGCCGCCCACGAACTCTGCCTGAACGATACTCAGCTCACCAACTGTGCCAGCAATAGGTGTAAAATTGGCCAGCATAGCGTCACTGATGGTGTACTCAGGGTTACTGGCAGATTCTGAAGAGCCAGCAGGTGAAATAATTAGGGTGGTAGTACCAGTTCCTAAAGCGTTATATAGAGCAGTTTCTGTGGAGACTGTGCCGTACATCAAATACATTTCCAGGCTCACTGAAACAGTCTGTAATCCTTTAACGTACAAATGGCCTGAATCACCGAAACTGGTGGATTCCAAACTATCAAAACCAACAGTGAGGGTGGCAGATTTACAAAACGCTGTGAATTCCAAAATGCCGATAAACACTGTGGGGTTAGTTAAATAAACCTGGGATGAGGATGCCATGATTTTTTCCTTTTGTTATGGAATACGCCTAGCGCCTATTCTGATCGTTATATCGTACGCTGGCAACTCTTGTGAGCCGATTACTACCAGTGTGGGTGAGCCACCTGTGATAGCCAGTTCTGAATCCATCAAAATATCTAGGGTGGTCATCAGGTAGTCGCCAGAATCCTGGTTAGATGGTGGGCCAGCGAGCACGTGAACTACCACAGAAATATCAGCCACCTGGTTAGTGAACTGTGTGTAGGTGGGCATCTCTATGAGGCACGTTAGTGGTCTAGCGTTTCGTGGGTCAGTGACTGCCACTAAACCTAACGCTGTAATAGTGTCAGCTATTTTAGTTATCGACTGAGCAAAAATACCGCTGGCTGGCATTACGCCACCTGGCTACGATTACAGCCGATCAGCTGCATAACACGGCCCATGCTTAACACTGGAGCTGCACCACCAGAATCAAAAACCTGGTAGGAATCGATACTGCCACGTTCTCTATAATTCATACACGCATAGATAATGGTGCCCAGCTCTATATCTGCACTGGGGGCCACGCTTAGTGACTGGTCAAAATATCCTGCCTCTTGACGTTTCCTGAGCACCCACTGATTAGCAGCATTTACACACATGGCTAAGTAGGCAGTGTCATTAGCTGTGGCTGGGTCTATGCCCAAAAATACTAGGCAGTCAGCTGATGTAATCCAGGTGCAGGTTTGGGTATAGGTGAGCGTACCGAATGGGTCTAAATAGTGACGTGCTACATCTGTGCCAGCATCCCTAAACAGTAACTGTTCTGGTATCAGCTGGTCATAGTCAAAAGTAAAATCACCCTCATTAGTGATGCCAGTAAACAGATATAGGGGCACAGCTATGAGTAGCTGTGAGCCATTCATGCCATCCCCTACATCTGCCAGAGTAAATGACTGCCCGACAGCTATGTCAGTTTCCTCTAAGGTTTGCACTACACAAAAATCACCTATACGCATCGAATGCGTAACGCTAAAAGCGCTCATCAGTTACCACCTGTCAGACGTAGGCGGCCTTAATGAATTTGGTGTCGTCAATCATCACAGCAGCGAAATAGCCACGCCATGCAATCGTTCTGGCCAGTAGTGATGGATTCTCAATCGATACAGCACCCTTAGCGGTTTCCCAGCACTCAAATGCACTGCTGGTGGCGTTACCGATAAGCAGGGTACCGCTAGCAAAATTGCGATCTACTACAACACGCAAACCAAAAGCATTACCAGCTGTGGTACCTGGTGACATACTGCCGAATGCGTTCATGGGGCCTGCCACTGGGAATAATGGCCGATCACTTGTATCGGTCAAGAGTCCTAAAGACTGCCAGCGGTTTGGCGCTAAGAAAAGCGTATCAGGTAGGTTACCGTTAGATGCTGTGAGGATGTCAGAACTGGCTGTGTAAATCCATGTGGCCCATGCTGCAGGGTCAGTAGATCAGCGGTAGCAAAGTTATTGGTGTTAGTGGTGCCAGCTACTAAAGCATCAGCGGCCACATTATCTGTGGTGTCTGCATAGATGCGGCCCATGTCGTCTAACAAAGAATTTAAAATTTCTGGCGAACTCCAGTCAATTGAAGCCTCACTCAATTCGACATAGCCACCATAGATGGCCTTAGTTACCTGGATGTCATCAACCACAAATGTACCTGCTGTGATGGTAGAACCCTGGGTGACTACAGCCTGGCTCACATTGGTGGTAACTTTTGGCCGAATAAAAACTTTACCGCCTTGTGGCATAGCTTTTGGGCCACCTGTGCCATCCACTGTAGGCCTGATGCCTAAAAAATTATTGTAGACAGGAGAGAGCACAGGAATCGGTAACACACCATCGAGATCAGATGTCGTAACGTCAGGAGCTGCTGCACGAATGTTGGCTGAGAATTCTGCAAACTCTGCACCGCCAGCCACAAATTTACAGATGTATTCACCCATGCTGGGCATCTTAAATTCACGTTTTACTGTGGCGTAAATTGGGGTGGTGGGGATAATCGCTGGGCTGGCCAGTTCGACTGCTGGTGATTCACTCATGGGTTCTGTTTCCTCTGCTGGTAGTTCTGGCTCTTGCTCTGGTTCTGACATTTGCACACTAGAAATTCTCGCTGTATCAAATGCTGGAATACTGACTAACGATAATTCTGCCCAGATGGCTGATTCCACTATCATCACCCCATTATTATCATATTTGTATTTTGTGGGCGTACAGCCAATACTGACTGCATCTATAGCTGGTGGCTCCATGCTCATAAGCTGCATATAATCACGGCCATCTGCTGTATCAGCCAGCCTGGCCTGAAAATACATCCCATCCTCCTGAGGGTATCTCTCTGTTACTACACCCAAAATTTTTGACTGGTCATGAGCTGCTATCAGCTTAGGTGGCCTGCCATCTGCTGGAATGCTGCCCCTCTTAAACATCACTTTTTGGCCCAGTGAATCTGTAGTGGTCACGTTATATGGCACAGCCTGGCCCATAATGGTACGGCTGTTATCGCTATTGGTTTCTGTGGCACATTCTATTTTTAGTTCACGGTTCTCAAAAAAGATCATTAGATGGTTTCGCTCTCTCGTTCACTGGCTGATGGTTCACTCATTATTTCTGGCATATACGTTTCGCCCAGGTAGCCATCCATATTAAATTCAACATGGCGGCCTCTGGGTAAAATGTTGTCCATACTTAGCGTTTCCTCTATGCAGTCAATAAACGGCCTGGCACCAAACAGGTACAAATCCTGCCTAGCCTGCTGAGCATTAAGGTAGGTCATACCTGTACCTGCTGGAGCGTTCACTAAATACGCTGGAATGTTTGCCACACGGGATAATTCGACTGCAGCGTGTTGACGTGACTCTATGAGCTGCATTTTGTCAGGTGTGCCGTCAAATGGCACAAATGTTACAAACTCATTTAGAGCACCTATAGCGTTTACGTTACGTGCAGCGCTCCACGCTTGTGCTAGCTCGCCCAGCTCTGTACCTGTCATAGGCTCGCCACCCTTTTGCTGGAGGTAACCAGCGCCAGTTTCTTGTGTGGCAAATCGTCTAGCTGAATCATCCAGCCTGATAGCTATATCAACTGCACGTGCACCCTGAAATAGCAGGCCGTTAATAGGTGACAGAAACTGTACAGTGTCCTCAGTTTTTACTGGTTGCCCAGCGAACAGTACGCCATTACTAGGCCCAAACCATTGGGGGCCTACAGCATCAGTAAAGCTGGTGCTACCCATTGGTAGCCAGGTAAAACTAGCTGGCATCCCATTGGCGTATCTACCTGTCACCGCCCATGTGGCTCGCCCATAAAAAAACAGATCAGAAAATGTGTTAGCCATAATAAAGTTACGTGTAACTCTGGGGTCAGGATGGCTGAACCAGGACTCTCCAGGTACATAAATTTTCTCGTACTCTGAGCCATTCCACTGGAGTGTGTAGGAGCGTAAATCTAGGCAGCCGATCATGGATGCTATTAGGTCTCTAGCTCTAGAGACTGTGGGAACGCTGAGCGCTCTGGTAACAGCTGGGCCTACTGTGTATTGGTAAAACGCTCCAATAGAACTACCGCCACCGCCTATAGCTGCACGGACCGCTGGCGCTACCTCTGGTGCTAGTTGGGTTTTCTTAAATATGGCCACGCTGTATTATCCCCTACCCATGTTTTTCATGCCACTCACCTAGCTGCAAACGCTGGTTTAGCAGACTGTTTAGGTTTGGATGCGAGCGCTGCAGCCCACACTAGACATCTGGCTAACTCAATAGGCCCAGGTGATTTTTTTGAGCTGAGCGCCATGCCATCAGCCTGTTTACCCATCACTGCCCTATTGATTTGTTCTGTTAATGAAATCTCACCAGTGTGGGTTAGTCGATTTTCCATAATCATATTTCTAACCAGGCTAGTGAATTTGAGTAGCTCCCCATAGCCCACTATTTGCATACGCCTACGCAAATCTGGGGGCGTGTGAATCTCCAGTGATGGTGTTACCGCCAGTGTTATCAGTGGGTTCTGCATCACCCTGGTCACCTCAGCCCATGCCTCTGCCTCAGTTTGCACTACAAATTCAACGGTACATATAGAGCCAAATGACCCATTAGCTGCACGTACCCCACAGTACGTGGAGCCATCTAAACTGGAATCGATAGCGATCACGCCATCTGCTGGCATGGGTTCTATGGCTAGGCGTTCTGCCCACATTCCAAACGGTAGCCATGACTGTGCAGCGGCCACCCACACATTAAGATGGGCGCGCAAAAACTGTGCCCTGTCAGGTGAGGCAAATGCAGCCTCTAAAGCATCCCAGCTAATCGTTCTACCTAGGCTGGGATTTGCGTACGGCCACCACTGCCTATCCTCTAAATTTACCCCACTGGTGAGATTTCATTAACAGAACAAATCAATAGGGCAGTTATGGGTAA